ACAACGCGAGGCTCTTTTTGACAAGAAAGATGTTGACGAAAAGTTTACCAGGGTTGGGCACTCACAAGGCTTTGATCAGATGATGATGGAGGCGATGAAGTGAATAAGGCAGTTATCGCTGCCGGTTTCGAAGCCGGGGCAATCTTAGTTGCTATGATCGGCACCTTCTTCTTCGATGATTTACCGATGACTGAGGGCATCCTCGCAGTAGCATTGGTCATCTCGATTCGCAGATACACCAGAGGAGGTGAGTAGCTTGGCAAAAGCACCAACTGCGTTGAACAAACGTGGTAGAAAAGTATTTATTGACGGAATCAAGTTTGATTCACAGCCTGAAGCAGACTTTTATTCTCGGTTTGTCAAAGATTGCGGCTATCAGTTTGAAGTCCATCCAGAATTTATTTTGGAACCCGCAACTGTCAAAAGCGGGCTCAAGGTTTCAGGCATCAAGTACAAGCCTGACTTCGTGATTTATGACGATAATGGTAAGATGCTGCACGTCTATGATATTAAGAATAGCCTTGGAATTTTTGGCATTGACGCTTCAAACAAGCTTCGTTTCAGGCTGTTTCTCATCAAATCCGGTATCGCGGTTGAGGCCGTGGTGGTTGGCAAGCGTCAATTCAAAGTTGCCGCACAAGGCCCGTATCGATCGCGTAATGAGAAGTGTCCATTGTACAAGCATGATTTTCACTATGACTGGAAGGAAGCTGCGCGAATTGACTGAGCAACAAAAGTGTCTGCTTGAATACCTGTTGACGCTTCGCCAGGGTGCAGTTGATATTCTCATGATGGCAGGCATGTTCTTCAGCAAGATGGAGCGTCAAGCACTTCCTGACGACGTGGCAGCGGCTTATGATTCACTCTCATCAAAGCAAGTGGATGAATTGATCCAGTACATTACTTTTTCAAAATCTGAGGAGGATTAACAAATGACTATTAGCTCAAAATTCAAAGTTACATCTATGCAGGTTGCTGGCGGCAACGCTAAGGTTTCTCTCAATATCCCAATTGAGGACATCGACAGTCGCACCCTGGCTGAACTCACCAAGTTGCCTGGTAACTACATGACCGTCAGCTTCATGCCGGAAAGCATCGAGATCACTTCAATGATCGAAGAATCTGGCAACCCAACTGTCGCCTACGTTCAAGAAGATGGTAAGTGGGTAGCTCATAAGCAAGAACAAACCAACCTGATCGGCGACGAGAAGCTCAAAGAAGTCACAAGCTTCGTTCCAATTGCTGACATTGATGAATTTATCTCGACTGCCAGCTATCTCGAATATGAGTCCGACATCAACCCGAAAGAACTCATTGATTGCCTAGCGCAAGGGATGACTGCCGAAGAAATTGCCAACGAACAAGAATGCAGTGCAGCCAAAGTTGAAGTCGAATTGTCCAAGGCTCGCAAGCACTTTGCACCATACGCTCAAGCCTGGAAGAAAGCCCAGGTGGCAGAATGAAGCGTGATATCGAAAAGCAAACCATTATGGACATGAAGGGGCTTGTTTTTAATGATGAACAGGCCGAAGCAGCGAAGACCATTGCGGATACGTACTTTGGCTTTTACACAGAGCTGTTAAGTAAGTGCAACGATAAGGCCTTTGCAGAAAGAGGCTCTCAGGCATTCTTGATTGGGTTACTATCCAAGGGAGGTAATCCAAATGGGCAAGAAGGGTAATCGGATCCGCAAACGTCATCGCAAGATGATTGAGGCTCGCAAAGCAAACTTGGAACATCCAGGTGAGTTTAACGCTACACGTCATGCTAATAAAATAGTGGAATGGCGCCCTTTAAGTAATGGCTTGGAACGTCGTCCATGATTGTACAAAAAATGGGCCACCCCTAAGGCAGCCCAGAATTGAACTCGACACTCAATTCTAGCACATAAGGGGTGGCCAGGTTGCAGGAGAAAAAGAGCAGATTCGAGTGGCTTCAAGACTATCTCGATCTGGATGAAGAGGCACGCTATACCGAATGGAGAATTCGGAAAAGTGAAGCCGAAGTTGAACGATGGACATCTGGTGATCTCAGCCGGATGCATGCGAGTGGCAAGGGCTCCCGACCATCCCGTGCTGGTGATGATTTAGATGATCTTTATGCTGGATTAAAACAGTGCCGGGAAGAGCAAAAGGAACTTCTTCAGCTCATTGATACATTCGAGGGACTCGATAACCAGATACTTAAGCTTAAATACGTCGAGGGGATGACGCTTGAACAAATTGCAGTAAAACTGAACTATGCATACATCACTATCGCAAGACATCATGCAGAACTTCGTAGACGATTGAATTGGCTTGATGAGTGGGAAGACCGCAAAGATAGCCTTGAGAACCGCATGGACTATTAGTCGGTTTGTATCATTCAACTAACTAGTACGTGGCGATAAAAAGTATCGACAAATGGCGATATGCTGATATCGTTGAAAAATTAAGAAACGCAGGGTAAATGCACGCATTGCGTGAAGCTTTTGGTTGGGACTGCCTGCTCGCCCAATCGGAATGACTATTGTGCCAGCAAGTAGAACGGCAGGGCACAGAAGTTGGGGCAAGAAATTGCCGTGTGGCCGTAGCTTATAGGTTAACCTGTGTAGTTTGCAGAAAAGCCATTGGACGCGGGTTCGAATCCCGCCGGCCACATTGCCAGGCACCCCTTATCCTGGCAAAATGAAAACCCCAAACCTAGCCGGCAGTCGGTGAACAACTGCTGTCGGTTCTAGCCCATCTGGGCAAGAGTTTTATTCAGCGGCGCCACGGCGGAAAACGGAGCGCGCCCCAGCATATAATTGCTTCAAAGGATAGTATTCGACTGCGATGTCGGGTACTATCTTTGTTGAGGTGAATGTTATGAAAAAAATTGAGTTTAATGCAGCACAAAAAAAGCAAGTTACTACGGCCTTATCCCACCTTGATGAGCTACGTGAGTATAATGCAAAGAATGAACATTCAGATGGAATTAGACTTGGGGATATTAAGCCTGACGCAGAGTGGCGTCGTTTGAGACAGGAAAGTGTTAACTACATTGAATCTCTGGAAATGCCACTACCTGCTATACTGATGGCTTTGTACTATGCTGGTGCCAATCCGTATAATACGGATAAGGAAACACAAACACAATTTGAGTTGGAGCTAGCTGAGTGGGAGAAAAAGCCAGTTGAGCAGATTGCAGACCACATAGTAGAGAAGATGCATGCAACGGAATTCATCAATCTTGGCGCCAAGATAATCAATGTAAGCTTATGATTCATGATACTGAAAGACGCTTCGGCGTCTTTTTTCGTGGCCAGAAAGAAGGTGACTAGAGTGGTCAAGAAATTAACAGTAAAACAGCAGAAATTTGCAGATGAGTTCCTGATTAGTGGAAATGCCACTCAAGCCGCTATCCATGCTGGGTACAAACCTAAGGCCGCACATTCGATGGGAACTGAAAACCTGCAGAAACCTGCGATCAAAGATTATATCGAAAAACGCCGTCAGGAGCTCTCTGACGCGAAGAAGGCAGACCAGAGTGAAATACTCGAATACCTTACTAAAGTCATGCGAGGCCAGACGACAGAGTCTGTGGCGACGGCTAAGGGCGTTTTCGAAGGCGTTGAAGTTGGGGCGAAGGATCGCGTCAAGGCGGCGGAGCTTCTCGGCAAGCGATTCGGCATGTGGAAAGATTCCGTGGATCTGACTAGCACCAATATCAATTTAACGATTGGTGGCGACACCGATGGCGATTAACATCGATATTCCAGACTGGCATACAGTCTTCAACCCTGATTTCTATCATCGATTGTTCGACTATGCTTCTTTCACCGAGGTATATTACGGCGGTGCATCGTCAGGTAAAAGTCATGGCGTGGTGCAGAAAGTTATCGTGAAGTCCATTCAAAATTGGAAGTATCCGCGCAAAGTACTTTGGTTGCGCAAGGTTGGGACAACCATTCGAGACTCAATCTGGGAAGATGTGAAGCTTGGACTTGAGGCGTTTGGCCTGCTTAAATACTGCAAAATAAATAACACTAACTTTGAGATACGGTTGCCAAACGGCGCCGTATTTTTGTTTAAAGGAATGGATGATCCAGAAAAGATTAAGTCTGTTAAAGGGGTGTCGGATGTGGTGATGGAAGAAGCAACTGAATTTACGCTGGAAGATTATACGCAGCTCACCCTGCGGTTACGTGAACGTAAACATAAGCAGCGGCAAATCTTCATGATGTTCAATCCTGTTAGCAAGCTTAACTGGGTGTATACCTACTTCTTCGAACATAAGCGGAAGAACACCAAAATCATCCAGTCAACATACCGGAACAACGTGTTTCTCGATCAGATGACTCGTGACAACATCACCAACTTGGCTGAACGGAATCCAGCATATTACCGGATTTATGCGCTTGGAGAGTTTGCCACGCTCGATAAACTGGTGTTTCCAAAGTTTGAGAAGGTTCGTCTGAACCCAAGTAGCAAGGAATTGGCCAAGTTGCCAAGCCTGTTTGGACTCGACTTTGGTTACGTGAATGATCCATCTGCCTTCATCCATATCAAGGTTGATGAGAAGAACAAGACACTTTACTTCATCGAGGAATATGTTCGGAAGAACCTATTGAATGATCAGATTGCTAAAGCTATCAAGCAAATGGGTTACAGCAAGGAGACCATCACAGCTGATGCTGCTGAGCAGAAGTCGATAGCAGAAATCAAGCGTGATGGGATTCAACATATTCAAGCAGCAAAGAAAGGCCCGAACAGTGTGATTCAAGGGATCAGCTTCATACAACAGTATCGCCTGGTGATTGATGACAGATGTGTAAAGCTGATTGAAGAGCTCCAGAATTACACGTACGTGAAGGACAAGAAGACTGGCGAATATACCAATGATCCAGTCGACAGTTACAATCACGTTATCGATGCTGCGCGGTATGCGGTTGAAGAAATCAATGGCCGTGGCAACCGCAAGGCAACCTACGTGCGTAAGCCTGGATGGCTACACGGTTAGAAAGGAGGAACAATATGGGAATTTCAATTGATCGAGCACTACTCGATGATCCAGACAATCCAAGTCTTGAGCTTATCTCGTTTGCAATGAAGCGACGGATGCGCCAAGTCCCACGATTGAATCACCTGTTTGAAACCTATAACGGCGAGCAGTCTATTCTCAAGCGTCACCTGCCACACGAAGGCACTGCTGGTAAGTCATCCCCGAAAGTGATGGTGAACCATGCTAAGTATGTGACAGACATGGTGGTTGGTTTCACCACAGGCAATCCAATCAGTATCACTGCTGGCAAAGGTAAGAACATTCAGCCACTTATGGATAGCCTGGATCAGATGGATATCAACTCACATGATGCAGAACTGGAAAAGGACTTATCAGTCTTCGGTGAAGCCTATGAGCTGATTTATCTGGATCTGAACGAGGACGGCAGCACTCAAGAGCGTGTGGCCAAGATCGACCCACGATGGTGTTGCCTGGTGACAGACGACACTGTCAAGAAGACTCCATTATTTGGCATCTACTGGGTGCCGAAGTTCACTCTTACAGGTTCGGCGGATGGTTTTCTCACAAGTGTGTTTACGCCTCACAACATCATCACTTATCGCACGTCGGGACTTTATCCCAATGCTTCAAACATAAAGGAACAAAGCGCTACGCCTCAATACTTTGGAGATGTGCAGCTCAATGAGTTACGCAACAACGAAGAACGCCAAGGCGATTACGAACAGGCAACCACATTGATTGATGCATACAACGCCTTGCAAAGTGATCGGCTAGATGACAAGGATAACTTCGTCGATGCCTTGCTTGTGCTGTATGGCTTCACACTTGACGATGAGGATGGGAACCCAGTGCCTGTTGGTAAGAATGGTGTCATCGAAGCACCTGGCAAAGGCGAAGATGGTGCGTCTGTTGAGTGGCTGACAAAGTCGTTTGACGAAACCCAAGTCCAAGTGCTTGCTCAGGCTGTCGAGGATGATATTCACAAAATCACCTACGTCCCAAGCATGACCGACAAGAACTTCATGGGAAATGTGTCTGGTGAGGCCATGAAGTACAAGCTGTTTGGCCTGCTTCAACTGCTTGCAGTGAAAGAGCGATACCTGGCACGTGGAATTCAGCGTCGTTTGAAGCTGCTGACCACGATGATCAACATCAAAGGTCAGCAAGTCGATAGCGATGGTGCCGAGATCAAGATAGTGCCAAATATTCCAGTCAACCTTACTGACATCGTCAACAATATTAAAAACGCTGATGGCGTTATTCCTCAACAGATTGCGCTTAGCTGGCTTCCAGGGTCAGACAACCCAGATGAGCTAGTGGCAATGTTAAATGCTGAGAAACAGCAAAATTTGGCGCGTCAGGCACAATCAATCGCTATGGCTGGTGGTGAACAGCAATCAAGTTACGACAGCGAGGATGGAGGTGAACCAGATGATCAAGGTGACAATCACACGCAACCCGGACAACCAGGTAATCACAAGCTACCTGATTGAGGGACATGCGCTTTATCTGCCTAAGGGTATGGACATTGTGTGTGCGGCCGTTTCAGTCCTTAGCATTGCCATTACCAATGAGCTTTATGGTGGCCACACGTTGAGTGATGAAGGACGGCTACACGTCTTTGCCATTCCGCCCAACGAACAGAATCGCGTTTTGACTGATGCTCTGTATCATGGGCTCACTGATATTGCTATGCAGTACAAAGACAACCTGCAAGTGATTGAGGTGTAGCCTATGGCCACCAAAGACGACAAGCAGGCTAGTTTCGGATACTGGGAACGTCGTGCAGTTGAACAAGACGCCAAGTTACACAAGGACATCAAGAAGCCAGAAAATACAATCCTTATCGCATATGCCCAAGCACAAGAGTATCTCAATGCTGAAGCAAAGAAGATTTATAATCGTTACTCTGCTCAACCCGGTATGAGTGAAGAAATGATGCATGATTTGCTTAACACGGAGATGACATCAAATGACTTGTCTGATCTGATTGCCATGCTCAAAGTGACTAAGGATAAGCAAGTTCGTAAACAGATTCAACGCTATCTCAATGCGATGGCTGCTAAGGCGCGCATCACTCGACTTGAGATGTTGCGAGCTAAAGCCTATGTTGTGGCCAAACAGTTGGCCGACGTACAATTGCGGCAAGAAACAGATTTCCTGTCTAAGGCCGTTCAAGCGTCATACAAGCAGGCCGCGGTAGAAGCAATTATTGGCCAAGCAAATCATGACGTACAGGTCAAAGCGCCACGTTCTTTCCCGGGTGCAAGCAAACTTCCTAATGTGATTGAGTTCAACAATCCAGACACAGGCGAGGCGATCAAAACAATTGACCTACACCCTGATAAGCCCACCAAAGTTTTCAAACAACTCTCAACGTCGCAGACGCGCGCTGTGTTGAACATCAAGTGGGTCGGAGGTAACTACTCCAGTCGTATTTGGAAGAACACTGACCATCTTGCAGACAGGCTCGGTGAGCTTTTTACTGCCCAACAAATGAGTGGTATGAGTGAACACGATATGATTGCTGCGTTGCAAAAGGAGTTCCAAGTTGGGGCTTATGTTGCGCGTCGGCTGATCAGAACCGAAGCCAACTTTGTGGCTGGCCAGGCCAAACTTATGGGATGGAAAGCTCATGGTGTGAAGCAGTACGTGTTGATTGCCGTACTTGACTGGCGTACATCAACCATCTGTCGCGAAAAGGACGGTCAGGTCTTCAATGTAGCCGATGCTCACTGTGATGGTGCAAGAGGCAACTACCCACCATTCCACTCATTCTGCCGTACCGTGGCCGCTGCATACTTTGGAAAAGATACATTTGTTGGCAAGCATGATTACAACAACCCACTTGGTCATTCAATCGAATTACCCGCTGGGACTACCTGGCACGAGTGGGAACAAGCGCTGATTAATAAGTACGGCGAGGAAGCTGTTCGTGATAGTCAGCAGAAAGCCGATAATCAAGCAACTGATGCGGAACTCTTTGATCGATACAAAGAGTTGATGCCAGATGATATGCCTGAAAACTTCGACGACTTCCAGACAATGAAGTATAATGACGACAGAGATTGGCATTTACTTCAACTCGATTACGAACGACGAATGCGTCTTGCAAGAGATTCATCTCTTGGATTGCCAAATGCAGAAGTTGCAACTTCAGCCGATACGAAGTTCACGGATTTTCTTTTTAATCCTGATCACCCAAAGGGCGGACCAAAAGGCAAAGCTTTCACACTCGATTTGGGTTATGACGTTAATAATTGGCATGACCTTCAGTTCGCAATTCAAAAATCAGCAGCCAAGTTCCCATCGCGTTACAAGCGAACGGATGAATATGGTGATCATTATGAGCAACAACTTGTATTGAAAGGGCCTAATGGCCACTTGGCAAACGTCGTGACTGGATGGACCGCAAAAGATGGTAAGACTTGGGTGGCTTCAGCGTACATCAAGTCGCCAAAGAGAGGAGAGTGAAATCATGGAAATTCATGAGTTTGATGTGGTGTTATTGAAAGATGGACGCGAAGCCGCGATTGTGGAAGTCTTTGATTCCACACATTTCTTAGGCGACGTGGGAGATGGACCGGACGACTGGGATACCATCCCGGTAACAATTGACGACATCAAAGAAATTACCTATCACTCAAAGTAAGCATCCACAATCGCGAGGGTGCTTTTAGTTTGGCCAAATTCAGGAGGAACTCATGGGAAAGTATCGTAAGAAACCAGTTGAAATTCAGGCAGTCAGGTTCATCGGCTTTGGTGATCCACACTTCAGTAGTCGCCCACAGTGGTTACGGGATGCAGTATATAAGGATGAACGTATTCGTTTCTTTGGCCCTGAAGGAAAACTGGAAATCGTAACACTTGAGGGTATCATGCTTGCTAGTCCTGGCGATTACATCATCCGTGGTGTGC